GATCAAGGCCGTGGGGGACCCCGAAGGTGCTCCACGGCTTTTTTGTGCCATAAAGACCAAAGGCCGTGCAAAGATGTGAGGAGTAATAGAATCAGAGACAAGGTGACATTAGACTGAATTTGGTGGGATTGGCCGGGATTACATGATCTTAGGTGGGATTTGGAGATTTTTTTGTCGCCGCGCGAGTTTTGGCATGGACCCCATTTGGCGTAATGAAATCGGTGACAAAAAAAGGGGCTATGGAGCCCCTTTTTTTGTCACTAAAGCGCATCAGTTATCCGGGACGACCGTGATCGGCTTGCCATCCTTATAGCGATCGAAATGTCCGAGCGGCCTGGCACCTGTAAATCTCCAGGGGGCCTCAACAAAAATACGCGCCGAGGCTTCAGAGACGCCAATGGGGAAAGTGATCGGCAGCGTCGCAAGGAAGAATCCGGTCGTAACGCCAGATACTGCAAGGCCGATCGGGCGAACAATCAGGAGGTCTAAGACCTTGATTCCCACGTCCGGTTCTGAACTCGGGGGCTCTGCCTGCGCCATCAGCGAGGAAGGAAGGATTAAAATACCGATCAATAAAAGAGTTGCGATGAATTTTCTCGTCTTCATGGGCCGCCTCCTTTCGTGAATTATTGTTATCATGTAACAGTTTATAATTTAAACACAATACGACATTGATCTGATTTTATTCATTATATTCAGGCTTTCTGAGATCCAACCTTTCTTCCTTGATCGCCTGGTTGCGGTTTTTCCCTTCTTCTCCCTGCCCTTGTCCGAATAAACGGCTGAAAAAACCCATATACCTCCTATTTTAACGCGATAATGATGGTGTAGATCTTTTTCAGGTCTTGTTCGCCAAGCGCAGTAAGAGAATCGACCTTTTTGCCAAGCCTCTGTTCAACAAGCTCATAAACCCATGATTTTGGATGACCGAGCTCGCGGGCTCGGCTCCAAATACCAGTGTAGTGAGCCTTTCGCCATGCTTCATTATCGCGGCGGCGAAGCTTAGGACGAAGTTGCGCCACCGCCTGTTGCATGTAGGAAATGGCTTCTTCGCCGCGTTCGTATGGTATTTGCTTATAAGAGGTGGATTTGAAACGCCTTTTTAATTTACTCCACCACGATGCGAATAATTTCCTCTTATCACCGCCAGCTATACTCTCAATTTCTACTGCTTTTTTCACGAGTTCATATAACTTAAAGGCTTGCTCTTCGGTAATGTCTTGCGGTCCTCGCTGAATAGACGGTCGCTCGATCCGGCGCGAATTCACGTGCACATCGCCGTTTACCTGGACATTACCGTTACCAACAATGCTCATCCCGCCTGCATCAGCCGTCTTCTTGCGCGTCGTTTTCTGCTTTTTTTCGTAGTCCTTGAGGGCCACCACTACTTTTTTCTTCAACTCGTCGGTCATCATCATCACCCTTTTTAAATACCCTAATGATTTCCAGAACCTTGTCTCCTGTTCGGGATAACTCATCCTGGATAATACGCAGCAGAGCTGCTTTCTGCGCTTCATTGAGAGTGACATCTGCCTCCCGGATTGCTTCATCTAGGACACGATGTGCGGGACTCAAATAAATGACAGAGGTTGATGGCTTAATGTCAGGTGCTTCGGCCCACTTTGATGTTGAATTCGTAGACCAGGGCCGCTTTCCCAGAGTGGACGGAAAAGGCTCTCCCTCGCCAGCCAAGAGCCATCCAGGAGAACACCTGTAAAAGTTCACAATTGTATTGAAATTTTTTGTGTTCGGTTTACTTAGGCCATACTCGTATTTTTGATACGTGGTGTGTTTTATCCCTAGGGATTCGGCGGCTTGACTCTGGTTTAAGCCTTTGCCGGATCGCAGTTCGACCAGGCGCCTTCCAATAGCTAAATATGATGAGTTGACTTTCATTCAATTAAGCCACGATCACTATATTTTTGTGAACAACCTTTCAGCAACGTTGTTCACAAACGTTGTTCAAGCGGATGGTAAATGATAATGCTTAATAAATACGGATATATGAAGTAATTAACGTATGTTGTTGGCATCCAAGTACGTTGTTCAAATAAATTGCTTGACAATACTCAAATAATTTGAGATGAAGCATTTAACAAAAGCCTTCCACCGAGGCCAAAAAAAATGATCGAAAAGCACGAACCCATCAAAAAGGCCGGAATGACCCCACTTGAAATAAGGGAGGCCATCTACCGCAAGGGGTTGAATATGTCCGCCATCGCCAGAAATCTAGATGTCAGTGCCGTGACGGTAAAGGACGTGATCAATGGCCGGACGGTATCGAAGCGGGTCCAAGAAGCCATCGCCGAGGCCATTAGCGTTGATATCCGGAAGATCTGGCCCGAACTCTATCTTCACGGCGGCCCGAAGCGCGGACGGCCGAAGATCATCTGGAACAGAGGGAAAGGGTAACTCATTCACGCTATCTATAAATGATTTTGACCGGCGGTTCAATGTCTAAGTCAAAAAAAAGATTCGCGGATACGGCAAATCAGCCAAGCATTTTCGACCTGCTCGTCCGCGAGCAGAAATCAGACGCCTCCATACCCGCCGAGGGGAGCGCAAACGTACGCGACGGTCTTCGCGCCGCCCTGGTCGAGGCCCTGAAGCATCCCGCCAAGAGCCGCTGGCAGATCGCCGGCGAGATGTCCCATCTCACGGGCACCGAAATCAGCAAGTACCAGATCGACGCGTGGGTCGCCGAGAGCAAGGAGCACCGCATCCCGGCCGAGTACGTGCCGGCGCTTTGCCGCGTGACGGAGAGCTACGAGCCGCTGCGGGTGCTCACCGAGGCGGCGGGGGTGTATCTCATGAAGAGCGAGGAGGCCCTGCGGGCGGAGATTCAGAAATGGGACGAGGAAGCCCGGAAGGCCCAGGGGGAGAAGAAGCGGCGCGAGGCGCTGCTGAAAAATTACGCGCACGCACGGAGGGACGAGGAATGAAGGCGATCAACCGTTTCCGGGACTACGTCGAGAACACGGACTGGGACGACCGGCTGCTGCGGGCCGACGAGCGCAGGCTCAAGCCCATCTGCTGGGCCGTACTCATCGTCTGCGTCCTGTACTTCGGAGCGGTGTCGATCGGAACCCTCATTCAATAGGGGGAAGGCATGGAATGCAATTGCGATCTTGCGCTCTATGCTGTGTTTTTTACGGAGGAATGAAACCGAAGCATCCAAGGAGCGGGAACTGCGAGCCATTAATGACTGGGAAAATCGGATCAAGCGCACTCCGATTATTTTGGGGATAGCCTGTATGGTCTTCGCCCTCCTCAATTTTGCACTCAGCATCATGCTTCTCGGACGAATCGGAAGATAGGGGACGGACATGGGGGGCGAAGGAACATGGACATTGAAGCAACTTGCGAAAATTACAGGAATATCGAGGATAACGCTAATGCGCCGGTCTAAGAAAGAAAACTGGCCGGCAACTGTTTCTAAGGGCCGCGGCGGACAGCAATATGAATACGCATTTCCCGACCTCCCGCCCGACATCCAGGAAGCCCTTATATATAAGGATGGGGTAAAGCCCGAAATGCTCCCGGCGCTCGCCCCCTCGGCGGCGGCAAAGGCGCTGGAGCAGCTCGCTCCGGACGGCATGCCCACCATGAGCGAGGCCGCAACCGCAATGCGCGCTTCCTGGAGCCCCGAGACGGCCATTTCCGAGCAGGACCTGCAGAACCCCCGCGTCCGGAAGATCCTCGCCATCCTGCGCGACGTCGACGCCATGCCCCGGGGCTGGGCGAAGGGCCGCCGCAAGTGGATCGAGAACGTGGCCGCACGGAATGACTGCTCCTTCCAGGCCGTCTACCGCTGGCTCGAGAAGTACGAGAAGCGCGGCATCGCGGGGATCTGCCACCGCAAATCGACCGAGGGAAAGCCCAGGGCCTGGAGCCCCGAGGCGATCGACTGGTGGGTCGCCCTATGCGGAAAGCGCGAGCACCGCGGGGCCAACCGCCGCGCCCTCTATGAGGACCGGCTCCTGGTCGAGGCCTCCCGGCGCAACTGGGAGATCGGCAGCTACGAATCGGCCAACTGGTGGTTCGAGAAGCGCTGGAACCCGATGATGGAGGCCATGCAGCGGGGCGGCCTGCGGGCCCTGGACAACGTCCTTCCCCCCATCCTTCGAGACTATTCCGACCTGCAGCCCTTCGAGATCCTGGTGGGCGATCAGCACCGCTTCGACCGCTGGGTCGTCGACGAGGAGACGGGCGAGGTCTACCGGCCCGAGGGCTACCTCTGGCAGGACCTTCGCAGCCGGGTGATCTACGGCGCCGCCGTCGACAAGAAATACGACGCCTGGCTCATCGGGCTTTCGCTCCGGATCGGGATTGCCTGCTTCGGCGCCTTCTCCAGCATCTACACCGACAATGGCCGCCCCGAGTGCTCGCGCTTCCTCATGGCCATTCTCGCCAACCTGCGCTCGCTCGGCATGGAGTGGAACCTCACCGACGACGCGGTCATGGACCTGCTCGACGTCGAAGGCGAGGACATCGACCCGCACCTCATCGTCCCGGGAACCCACCGCAAGGCCGTCGTGAAGAACGCCAAGGCCAAGATGATCGAGGGCACGTTCAACATCCTCGAGGGCATCATGGCCAGCCGGCTGCTCCTTCCCGGCCAGACCAAGCGCCTCGGCGACGACATCCACCACCAGGACATCGACCATCACGAGGCCCTCGCCCTGGCGAAGCAGGGCCGGCTTCTCACGGGCCGGGAGTTCGCCCTGGCCATGTACCGGGCCGTCGACAGGTACAACCGCTCCAAGCCCCACCGGGGCGTCAAGCGCGAGTGGGCCTGGAAGCCCGCCCCCGCGCAGACAACCCCCCACGACTGCCTGCGGGCCTGCTACGAGGGCGGATGGCGGCCCAGGATGATCTCCCCCGAGGCGGCCGACCTGCTCTTCCTGGCGCGCTCAAGCCGCATCGTCGACCGGGGCCGGATCCAGTTCGCCAACGAGCACTGGGAGCACGACGATCTTCTCACCCTGCACAAGGAGAAGGTCGATCTTCGCTACAACCCCATGACCATCGACGAGCTGCACGTCTTTACAGGCGGAAAGTACCTCTGCACGGCCGTTCCGGTCGAGCGCTCCTCGATGAAGGACGCGGATCTGGCCTCCCGCAAGATCGCCGAGAAGCGAGAGCGCCGCAAGCGCTTCGCCGAGGAGTTCAAGCGGCTTGCCTCCATCGCCCCGGATTTCCGCGAGTACTCGCAGGTGCCCAGGGCCGAGAAGGTTGCGGCCCTCATCGAGGACAACCGCAAGAAACGGGCCGAGGAAAACCGCGAGGCCGCCCGCGTCATGACGCCCGAGGAGCTGGAGGCCGGCGTAGCCAAGCTTGAGGCAGCCCAGGGCACGCAGCCCGAGCGGCGCCGGAAGCTCCCCGCTCGTCCGCAGCACTTCCTGGACGACAACAGCCGATTTACCTGGATCGTCGATTACCTCAAGGCCGGAGGCGAGCTTGCCTCAGAGGACGCGGCCTTCAAGGAGCGCCATCTGGCGGGGCTCAGCGAAGGGCAGCGAGACTATTTCGAGTTCATCCTGGGTGCGGAGCAGTAGATTCGCACAACCTCTATATATAAGGAAGGGGAAGGCAATGAAAAACGAGTTCATCGAGACCGCCAACGTCAACAAGTTCGGCGCAATCTGCGCGGAGCTGGAGGACCAGGCAAGCCTCATCGGGCCATCGCTTGCGATGGCGACGGGCCCGGCCGGGCGCGGCAAGTCCGAGGCGGCAAAGCGCTACGCGACCCAGACCGAGGCCGTCTACATCCCGCCGTTCAACAAGTCTACCCACGCGATGCTGCTGCGCGAGATCGCCTTCGAGCTCGCGAAGGTGCGGCCCATGCGCTCCGAGGCCTGCCTCGAGATCATCGGCGACGAGATGCGCAAGGAGCGCCGCCTGATCATCATCGACGAGGCCGATCTGCTGCCCATGCCGATCCTGGAGATGCTGCGCAACCTCAACGAGCGGTGCTCCTGCCCCATCATGCTCCTCGGCGAAGACGAGCTGAAGGGCAGGATCGAGAGCCGGCGCAGACTCTCCAGCCGGATCCGGCGCCGCCTGGAGTTCGGGCCCGTCACGCAGCAGGACATCGCCTATTTCTTCAAGCGGGCGCTGGACCTGAAGATCACGCCCGATCTCACCTCGCCGATCCATCAGCGAAGCAGGGGCGACTGGCGGCCGGTCCTGACGGCGGCCATCGGCATCGAGCGGGCCATGAAGGCCTCCAACCTCAAGGAGATCACCCTGGAGCTGGTGAAAGATGTCATCCGGGACGTCCAATAAGAAAACGGGCCGCGCAGCCTCCATGCGCGCCTGGATGAAGGCCGCCCCGGGCGCCTTCACCACGGCGCAGCTCTGCGCCGCGCTGGGCATCTCCGATGCGGCCGGCAGGGAAATCGTTCGCCGGGACCTCCACGATTTTCTGCGGCGCGGCGAGATCAGGCGGGCGCCGGACAAACGGATTCGGCGACAAAACACGGGCCGCTACCGCTACGTCCATACCTGGCGGAAGGGCCTGAAGGATGCCCCGCTGAAGACGAAGATCCTCAAGGCCATGCGCCTGATTTCTTTTCATGGGCCCTTTGCCGTGACGGACGTGCTGAGCTTCTCCGGGGCCCCGGACAGGAGCCACGTCGACAAGCTGCTCAAGCGGCTCATCGAACAGGGATACGTCGAGCGCGTCGGGGAACGCAAGCGGCTGGCTGGCCCGGGTCTGGAGGATCTCTACAAGGTGAAGGACACCAGCCGCTTCCGGATCGAGGTGATGAAATGAAGCTCATCCCGGGAAAACGGCAGCCAGGGCAGGACACGCAGAAGCGCGAGCGCAACGGCCTGCTGGCGAAGATCCACGTCGCAAAAAAGCAGCTCGGCCTATCCGAGGACCAGTACGAGGCCGTCCTGCGGGGCTTCGGGGTGACAAGCTCCAGGGAGATGACGATCCCGCAGCTCGAGGTGCTCGTGAAGTACTTCCGGCGCCTGGGCTTCCGGCCGATCGAGGCCCGGTGGCTCAAGCCGCCCGAGGAGCGCAGAGACCACGGTGACAGCCAGGTCATCGCGCTCTGGAAGCGGGCCCGGGAGATCGCGGCCGATATCGACAACGGCGCGTTGCGCCTGCAGGGCCTCGTGAAAAAGATCTGCGGGGTGGAGATCCTCGAGTGGTGCCGCGACAAGGACAAGCTCGAGCGACTGCTCAAGGTCCTGGGCGAGATCAGCCGGGCGGGCACATTGAGGGACAGATCATGAAAACCGAAGTCGAATGCATGGTGGCGGCGGCGAGGCTGGGGCTCACGTTCAACGGGATGCAGGAGCATCCGGACGGTTACTCGATGCCGATGTTTACGGACGCGCTCGAGACGCGCTCGAGCTTCGTCAAGAGACCCGGCGAGACGCTCCACGAGGCGCTGGAGAGGGTCCGGGAGCGATTCGAAAAAAAAGCATGAAGCCATAGCCGCCCTGCGCCGAGGCGGCCCATCCCGGAAGTGCGACCGGGACAGTATCGGTGCTCTACCCCCTCCTTAGGCCCTCCGCATCGGGCGGAGGGCCGAGGGGAGAGGGAGCTTACGACTCGAAAGGAGGACTGGAAAATGGACAGGATTTTGACCTTTGTCGTCGTCATCTTCTTCACGATCTCCGTGCTCTGCCTTTTCGGGTACGGGACTTACAAACTGCAGACGGCCGTGGCGGACAGGATCGAGGCCGCCCTCAACGGCTCCGCTCGCTGACGGGAGGAACGGACCATGAAAAGAGAAGAGCTGCAGCGGCAGGCCGAGGAAATGAACGCGAACCTGCGGGCGAGGCTCATGACGGAGATGTCGCGCCACATCGGGGAACGCAACGCGATCGGGATGGGAGAGCTCTACGAGCTCGTGTTCCACGAGACCTGGCGCCACCGCATCAACGACACGAGGCGGCTGCGCAAGCTGATCAAGCAGCTCCGGAACGAGGGCGTCAATATCAACTCCTCGACGTCCAACCAGGGCGGAGGTTACTTCCTGCCGGCAGCCGGCAGCGAGCTCTCCGATTTTCTGAGGCGCAGGGACAAGCTGGCCGTGAAGATCCTGGCCGATAACGCAAAGATCAGGAAGGTCAGCCTGCGCGAATGCTGGGGGCAGGTGGGGCTCCGGCTGGAGGAGTACAGTGAGTAGAAAAAGCCGCAAACCGCTCCTTCGACAGGCTCAGGATGGCAAGACTGCGGAGCGCCCGGCGGGAGAGGTCCTCCGGCAGGCCGACCAGCTGCTCGCCGAGATCCGCGTCCGCCAGGAGGAGATGTCCGCCCTCGAGGTGGAGATGCTGGAGAGGATCGCGAAGATCCGGGCCGAGTACGAGGAGGAGCTGACTCCCTACCGCGTACTGATCGCCGGCGCGGACAAGGCTTTGATGCAGATCATGAAGATGGAGCGGCAGATCCTCTTCGAGAAAACGGACGTCGTGAACCTGGCCAACGGGAGCCTGATCCGCAGCGAAGGATACAGGCTCACGATTCCGAGGGATGCCCTGGAAAAAGCGGAGCAGCAGGGTTTCACGGACGTTATCAGGATCGCCAAGAGCCTCGACCGCGACGCCGTCGAGAAGTGGGACAAGGAGAAGCTCGACCTGATCGGCGCCGAAAGGAAACCGGCGACAAAATACAGCTACGAGGTGAAGGAACGGAGAGTCGGGCCGTAGGCAACGGGATTCAGGAGTCGGGCTTCGGGATTCCGGATTGAAAAGAGCAAAGAGGAAGAAGGGGATGGAAGCACAGGGGGTAAGGCGAGACACACCCGATAGTTATGCGCGGTACATGCAGGCGAACCCGCTGTATTTCGAGGGGCTGTTCCGGGTGGAGTTCAGCGAGCGAAACCTTCAAAAGGCCGTCAGGGTGATGTTTCCCGGGCGGCCGTTCGAGTCCGGGAGGAAAGAAATCATGGGAAGCAAGAAAACAGGGACATGCTCGAACTGCACCAGGGGCCCGATGCAGCTGGTGCGTGATCTGTGCGAGACGTGCAACCGATCCGCAGGCTCCCTGACGGGAGAGGCCCGAGCGGAAAAGATGGCCTATATAAAGGACAAGATCGATCGGGGCGAGGTGAAGCCCAGGGGGAAGAACGCGAAGCTGCTCCGGCTCGTTACGGTGGACAACGGCGGGGCGTTTTCGGAGAAGACGCAGGAGGCCCTCAATAAGGGAGTGGAGGAGAAGGCCCGCGAGAGGGCCGAAAGTGGAGCGTCAGCTCCGGGATCCGTCCGGGAGGTTCCGAGATCCCCGCGCGATTCAGGGGCAAAGGTGGAGGCACAGCTCCGGGGGCTGCTGCGGCTCATCCGGGAAACATCGAAGATGGGACTGGCCACGGAGATCACGGTGAGCATCAAGATCGGGGGCATCGAAGCTTAGACGAGAGGAGGACAACGACATGAAAATAGGGAAACTCGCAGACATGACGCCTTATGCGATGGGTATCGTCATTCTCCTGTCGCTCCTGGCCATTGGAATCAATCTGTATGTTCTTTTTCACCAGCAGCCGGAGCCGGTGAGGCAGAGCCCGCTGTCACAGGGCGCCCAGGAAGCGCCCAGGGGCGGGGACGGCAATCCCCTCACCCCAACACTGTCCCACCAGGGGAGAGGGGGCCGGCCTTGCATCTTCGACGAGGGGATCGCGGGATGCCGGTACAACGACGGGCTGGGGCGGAAGGAAGGCGCTACAGCCTACAAGTGGTACGACGGCACTGCGATTATGTGGAAGGAGGCGCGATGAAGTCTTACAGCATCAGGACGGGGGATGTCAGGCCGCAGGCTCAAGGCAACAGGCCGCAGGCTCAAGGCGGGATGACGCAGCACGAGCACGACTGGCTGATGAGGCTGAAACCCGCCGTGGATCAGCACTGGGACGAGCTGACGGCCTTCGAGCAGAAGTTCGCGGAGGAACTCCTGGAGCGGTTCCGGCAATGGGGCGTCAAGACCCGGGTGAGCCCGAAGCAGTGGGAGATCGTCGCGGGGATCTCGGAGAAGGTGCTTTAAAGAAGGGCTACGGGAATCAGGATTCAGGCTTCCGGATTAAAGAGGGAAAGGTGAAGCGATGAAAAGTTTACTTGAGCTGCAGAGAGCGGTCACGAACGCAAAAATTTTGATGATTAATGAATTGGAAAGGAGATGGCCCAGGGACAGCACGGTTGCTGTGTTGCTCAGCTGTTCTCAGCAGACCCCGACTCACGGACGTGTAACCGACCACAACGGCGACGGATTTATTCATGTGAGAATAGATACTGCAAAAGAAAATAGCCGTCGCCCCGTAAGGGCCGTGCATTTTAGCAACATTCTATCGTTCGGAGAGAGAGAGAGAGAGAGAGAGCAAAGACCCTCACCCCGGCCCTCTCCCGCGAGGGGCGAGGCAGATCAGGGAATCGGCAAGTCAAAAGCCGCGCCGGGCGCGGAGATTCAAGCAGATGAGCCTGTTTTAAACGGAGGGCGACGGGGATGAAGTCAAGAAGCCTGAAGGATATCCAGGAGAGATCGAAGGCGCTGACGCTGTCCAGGATCGTGTCGGTTCTGATGCTGGTCGTCATCGTCGCGTTGATCCTGGTGGTGACCTGGCAGCGCGGAACGATCGCCGGCTACGAGGCGGAGGCCGCGCGGCATCACGCGGAGAAGGAAAAGAAGGCTATCGGACAGCCGACGTTCAGGATGCTGTGAGGAGGGATCAAGATGGAAAAAATGGATGCGATGAATCAGGTGGCAGTTGAATTGAGAGTCGCAATGCAAAAACACAAACCCTTCAACTCGACGCACGAGGGGTATGCCGTCATCCTGGAGGAACTGGATGAGCTGAAGGCAGAGTGCTGGAAGAACAAAAAGCTCAGAGATCCAAGCAGGCTTCGGCTTGAAGCGAGACAGGTGGCGGCGATGGCGATCAGGTTCATGATTGAGCTGACATAAAGGGGTGCGGGGAATGGGCGTGAAAATTATCAGGATTTCTTCTCTGGGCTCGGCTTTTCCTGTAATCTTCCCTCTCTCTCTTTGCGACGCTGTTGACTCCCGTAAACGAAAACGGCCGCCAATGTCGGAACAGGAATGGCTGCTAAGATGACTCCGGTCTCATGCCCGAAAATAGCGCAAACGACACCACCTGTAATTGCAGCGACAGAGACAATGGCTCCCAATGCGAGACCCAATTTGCTGTCAAAAATATCGGAATCGATCACTCTATTTTCAAGGGCTTGTCTATGCGCCGCCTGCTGCTCCATCTGCGTTATAATTCGTTCTGCAGCGCCTGGGACGATTTTATCATACGCGTCGAGGATATGAGGATGAGGCAAGGGACCGTGGTGTTGGTGACGCTCAAATCTTGCTTCGATGACGTGATTGTTTTCGAGATTTCGCGGTTGCTGAACAGACGGATTGATCGGATAATTATGCTTTTTCTTATTCTTTCCTTTGGTACGATTACCCATTTTCTCTTATTTCCAGCCGATACTGGGACAGAGCCTGGCGCAGGTCGTCACCTATGGCTTTCCAGTCTTCGCGGAAAGCCCTTCTGTCGGCTGCTACTTCGTTGGGGGACTCGTTATACACTTTCAGGGTGCCGCCGAAATCAAGCAGTCTCGCCATGCCGCCGAGAAAGCTCGGTCGTGCAAACAGAAAAAATGAGCGACCCATATCCTTCTCCTCTCCTTGGGGGTTGCATTCATATCAACAAAAACGACGAAGATCAAGAGAAATTATTAGCAATTTCAATGCCACAGGACGCGACAACATCAGGCAGGTACGCCCTTATTGTAACAGTAATGATCGGTATTTCAAGCAGAATTCTTTAACCGGGGAAATCATGAAATTCAGCTGCCCCTATTGCCGCAAGGAGTTGGACTACATGGAGATCCAGACGGAGAGCGATCTGCACGCCATTATCACGATGATGCCCTCGTTCGGGAAGCACGCGCACCTGGTTTCGGGCTACACGATGCTCTTCGGGATCACGCCGCTCAAGATCAAGGCGAAGAAGTGGCGGCTGCTCCTCGAGGAGATGAAGACTCTCATCGAGCAGGAGCGGTTCAGCTATCAGAAGAAGACCTATGCGATCAGCGCCGCCGGGATTGTGCGGGCGCTGGATGTATGTGTGAAGAAGAATTTTTCCGAGAACCTGGAGAGCCACAATTATTTGAAAAAGATCATGATCGGGATCTCGGAGGAAGAGGCCCGGGAGGCGGGACGGGCGGCGGAGAAGGGCCTCAGGGCGAAGGAAAAGGAGATCATGGCGGGGAGCCGCCCTTCGACAGGCTCAGGACGGCAAGACGGGGGCAGGACGGAGGAGAGCGACGCGGCGAATCTCGAAAGGGTCAAGGGGTTTCTCAAGGGGATCGGGTAACGATGGGAATTCTCTACGCTCATTGGCCGTGGATTGCATCGGCGGCCGGGGCGTACGTCGCAATCGCGATACTGTCCCTGGCGATCGACGGCAGCCGTCGCGGAAGGCAAGAGAAGCAGGCGGAGGCGGACTATGCCGCCAGGCATCGGGCGTACGGAATCGGGCGTCAGGCGCCAAAGACCGAATGTAATATAACATAAGGCACATGACATGAAAAATAACCCCTTGACAAAATGCCCGGATTTATGGATGCATAAAGCATCCATATCACTGGGGCTGCCCCCGGCCCTCCGCTCTGTCCAGTTCGGGCATCGGAATGGGGGTTTTGTATTTCAGGGTGATGAACCCGACATGCCGGGATACCGCGAGGTCCTGGGCGCTTCCAGTGAGCGTGGATACATCTCGGGCCTTTTTTTGCCCGAAATCTAAAGCACTGGAGGTATTACCATGAAAGACCTGAAGAAAAAGAGTGGACCCACGTTTTCGAAAAACGCGGGCGCATCGATCGAGGGGTTGAAGAGCCCCGCGGGCGTGCGTCTCGTCGAGATCCCGCCCGAGCTGTGGCACGCGCTTGCGCTTCCCGACTACCAGCGCAAGCAGAACCCCGCCAAGGTGAAGGACATCGCCCGGGGCCTGCGGGAGGGCTACCGCCCCGCGCCGATCCTGCTGTACGTCCGGGAGGGCGGGCTTGCCGTCGTGGACGGCGGCCACCGGGTGGCGGCCCCCCGCCTCAACCGCGAGCAGCACAACTTCACGCGCGACATCCCGGCCCTGCTCTACGAGGCCGAGGCGATGGATCAGCACCTGAGCTTCGCCCTGGAGAACAACAAGCTGCGCATGTCGCCCACGGCCCTCATCCAGGCCGACCGGCGCCGCGCCGTATCGGCGCTGCTGCGGGCGCTGAAGGACGGCGTCTTCTCCCCGGCCGAGTCGATCTACGACTACCCCGTGGGGCCGCTCACCGTGGTCAAGGCGGCCCTGCTGCTGTACCGGCCCGATGCGGCGCAGGCCGTCAACCGCCTGGCCTACCTGTCGGTGGCCCGCGCCCTCGAGGAGGCCGACCGCGCCCTGGAGGAAGATCCTTCCTTCTGGGGGTTCGTCGTCCTGCCCTTTCTGTCCTCCATCGGAGAGCTGTGGGGCTTCAAGGGCCGCCAGTGCCTGAACTTCGGCGTCATCGGCTTTGCCTATTTCCTGTCGCGCAACCGCGCCTACTTCTACGACGACGGTCTTTTGGAGATCCAAAAGGAGAGGTCCCGCAATTCTGGAAAACGCGGGACCAGGGAAACAAGGGATCGTTCCGACTTTGTCAAGCTCGCCGCCCTGGGCGAGAAGTGGAACAAATGGGGCTCCACGCTCTACGAGGAGGCCCCGCGCGACCCCATCCGCGTGGCCCGGGAGATCAACGAGCACTTCTGGCGCAACCGCCCCCGGGCGGGCCGCGCCTGGCAGCCCGAGCCCACGACGCTGGCCGAGGTGCGGGAGGTGCAGCCATGAAGAAGGATGTCCTCACCACGGGCCGGATGGATTTCGCCGCCGTCTGGAACGCCCGCAACGAGCTGCAGAAGCTCGAAAGCTGTCTCGGGGCCATCTGCATCCTGGGCCGGTTCCCGAAGGGAGCGGACGACGAGCTGGCCGACGTAAAGGCCCTGCTTGCCTGCATCATGGAGAAGGTGGGCGAGCTGGGCGCCGACCTGAACACGACCATTGAAACCGCCAAAGACGTGAAGGACGAGGTGAAGCCATGAAGGCACCATACAGACGCGGGCTACGAGGAACTGCTCGATAAAGACAACGGGTATGCGCCTTTGCGGAGCAAGGAAGACGAGCAGAAACCAATCGAATGGATGAAGTGAGTTTTATGAAAGAACCCGGCGGGGTCAACTGCGATTTCGATATTGATGAAATTCACGCCCTGAAGAGCAAGCTGAAGAAGGAGTTGGGCGTGGAACACTACATCTTCACCGAAGAAGGGCGCGGAGGTAATTATCTCCTCTTTTCCCTGACCCTTAAATTTCGGGTAAAAATCAGAAAAAATGCTTGCATTCCGAGCAAATCGGCTGTAGAAAAATCAAGAATAAAGCTGGTGGCGCACGAGGAATAACCCGGCGCTTTCATCGACAGCTAGACAGACAACTAAATAGTTTCGGCAAGGACGAGGACAAGCCCGACTTGTCAACCCCCTCGGGGGCTGATGAGCCGGGCTTTTTTTATTTCTCCAAGGGACGACATGAACGAACGACTGAACGACTTCGAATACAGCTTCATCCGGACCTTCGAGATCGAGAAGGGGTCCGGGGACGGGTACGTCGCCATGTCCGGCGATCCGGAGACCTATTGCGGAATCACCATCGATACCTTCCTTGAGGCCCTGCAGCGCGAGATCGTCACAGGCGTCACCTGCGTCCGGGAGCTTTCCATCGATCAGATCATGACCATTTACCGCATCATGTGGTGGATGGAGATGCGCCTGGGCGAGATCGACGACCGGGACATCGCAGCCGAGATCTTCGACACGGCCGTGAACATGGGGCAGAGGCCCGCCGCCGTCATCGCCCAGAAGAGCTGCAACTACCTGGGCGAGCATCTCGCCGAGGACGGCGTCCTTGGGATGGCATCCTTCGAGGCACTAAACCGCTGGAGTAAGAAGGACAAGCGGGCGCTCTTCGTGTGCCTCAACGGCTTTCAATTCATCCGCTACGTGGCCATTACCGCGAAGAAAGCAGAGAAACGAAAATTCGCCCGGGGCTGGACCAAGCGGATCCAGCAGTACCGGGAGGAGAAATAGAACATTGTCCCCCTCACCCCTCCCTCTCCCGCCAGGGGAGACGGAGGACAGGGAAAGGAGAAGGGCCATGAAGAAAAGTCTGTTCACTGTCGCGATGGTCGCCGCTCTGCTCACGGGGTGCGCGGGAATCGGGGTACAGGTCGAGGGAGCCGGAAATCAGGCGGAGGCCGTCAACATGGGCCTCGAGATGCTGGCATTCAACGGCGGCTACCTGCTCGTGGACAAGTACCCCGACAAGTATCGGGCCGTCCAGGCCGAGATTGCCGCCTTCGAGGCGGTGCTGGCCGGGAACGACTCCGACGCGGCCAACGCGGCCTTTCAGCTCGGGATCCGGAAAATTCTCACGGCAACGAATAACGATCCGCTGGTCGCCGCGAACGTGACCCATTTATCGAAAAAGATCAAGTTCACCTCGACCGGGGCCGACGGAAAGCAGCTGCTCGACATCCCGCAGATGAATCTGATCCTCTCCAATTTCAAGGCCGGGGCCGAAGAGAGAGCCCTGCTGGGCTTTTAGGGGGCTGCCATGAATCGGCGCGGAACGGGAATCCTTGAGCTCATCGTCGTGATTTGCGGCCTCGTCGCAGCCATCGGCGGGGCCTGGTACGGGCTCGACACGACACCGGCAGAGACTGCCGACGAGAAGGTCATCGTGATCGACACCCAGGGCCGCGAGCACGTCATGGAGCTTGAGCCCGGCCGGACCTATGACGCGACGATCTCGCCGGACGGCAAGATCGTCGTGAGGGAACAGAAATGATCCAGCTGCAGCCCGGCGACTGTTTCGTCGTGAAGACGGATTCCCCGATCGCGGGTCTCATCAACTGGGGCCAGGCCCTCTGGTCGCAGGACAACCGCGCGGAGTTCAACCACGCGGGGATCGTCGTTTCGGCCGACGGGACCACTTACGAGAGCCTGAAGCGGATCGGCCACTACTATCTCGGCCAATACGCCGGCAGCCGCATCCTGATCGTGCGCTACGAGGAGATGACCCCGGAGCGCTTCTGGTTCGGCTACGGCCAGGTCAAACGCTACGACGGCAGGATCTACCCCTTCTGGCGGCTGCCGCTGCATCTGCTCAACCTGGCGAAGTTCATCCACTGGTCCTTCCCCGTGTGCTCGGAGCTGATGGGGCGGTTCCTGAATGCCGCGACGATCACGCCGAACACGGGCTGGGGGACCACGCCCGATGGCTGGGCGGATCTGTGGCGGGAGTTTATCCGCAACGAGGCACGGAAGGTCACGGTCGTCTGTGACGGCCTTTTGACGCCCTGAGAGGTGATTCGATGGACTGGGCGGCTGAGCTGGCCGAGTGGATCCGCAAGATGTTCACGGAATACCGCATCGTGGACGTGGACCCGACTCTCTATGCCTTCGGCGAGTGGTTCACCACGGCCTGGGGCGGCTGGCTTTCGCGGAACCTTCTGGCCGTCTCGATCGTCGGGCACGTGCTGGCCTGGCTGAAGATCAAGGCGATCCGGACGCCGTCGGTTGTCGACGACAGGATCGTCTCGTACCTGCAGGGACTGTTCAGGGTGAAGAGGTAATTGGGGAATTGGGTATTGGGAATTCCCGGTTTCCAATTACCAGTTACTTCTCGAGTGACGAAGGAACGAGATGGACGAGTGCGACGTGGCCGCCGAGCTTCAGCAGATGGATCGCGAGGGCGGGCTCCGGGTAGCCCTGAGAGCGGCCCGCCGCAAGGAGAAAGCGCTGATCGTCGACGGCGAGCGCTGCTGCCTGGACTGCGAGGCGCCGATCGATCCGGATCGGCTTTCGGCCAACCCGGACGCCGTCCGGTGCGTGGGCTGCCAGCAAAGGAACGAGAGAAAGTAATTCCCCCTCACCCCTTCGCTCTCCCGCCGGGGGAGAGGGCGCCTGAAGGGAAAGGGGCTTCACGGGGAGGACATGAATGACGCCCGATACGGTTTCGGCCATCAACGCGGTCTGCAGCCTCCTGGAGAAACTCGGAACGCTACCCGTCGGCGCGATCATTGTCATCGTTCTCGTCGGCCCCTGGGTCTTCAGCATCGTTATCAGTTGGTGGCAGCAGCGTCAATTCAACGAGATGAAACGGATGTACGAGAACAACGTCACACTGGCGACCGGCTACTCGAAGCTTGCCGACGGGCAGCAGGAGCTGATCTCGCTCAATACGGCGAAGTGGAGCACGGCCATCGAGAAAATCGACACCAACCAGTTCTGCCCCGTTCACCGGACCAAGAAGGTCCGCATGGAGGATGTTCAGTCATGAACGCCGAGCTGAAGGAAGCAATCCAGGCACGGAAGTTCCGCCTGATGGAACTTTCCGGCCTGATCGACCGGAACCTGCGCGAGATCAAGGGCGGGTTCGCCCGCTATCCGCTGGTCAAGATCTCGGAGATGCCGCTGCATTCCCTCGCCCAGCTTTTAAACGACACGGCGCGCCTCCAGGACGAATACCGTGACGTGCAGCGCGAGATCGAGATGGGCGAAAGGGAGCTTTCCTGATGGGCGAAAAGATCCGCCAGCATAGCCGCATGATCGACGAGCTGCCCCCGGAGGTCCGCCGCGAGGTGGACCGGCTGCTTGTCGAGGGCAACGTCACCTACGACGACATCAAGGAATATCTCGCAAAGAAGGGCTACGACATCAGCCGCTCGGGTATCGGGCGTTACGGAAAGGGGTTCCTTGCCTCCTACCAGAAGCTGAGGATTCTCGAGGACCAGGCCAGGACGCTCGTTTCCGAAGCCGGAGACGGCATGGTCCTCGAAGAGGCGGTGAGCAAACTGTTCGCCCAAAAGCTTGTAGAGGCGCAGCTTGAGGAAGACTTTGACGTGCTGGAACATGGCCGGCTCATCGGCGACTTTGCAAAGCTGCAGAGCTCGACCGTGCAGCGGGAGCGCTTCAAGCGCGAGCTGAAGGAAAAGGTCGAGAAGACGGCCGAGAGCGTCGTCAAGACGGCCCGGCAGGGGGGCCTCTCCGAAGAGAAGGCCGAGGAGATCCGGAAGAAGATTTTGGGCATCGTTTAGAAGGCATCCTTCGACAGGCTCGGGATGACAATGACAGAGGCACACATCCAGACCGATTTCGACCGGGCACGCTCCGCCACGGGAGTGCTTCTGCCCTACCAGGCCCGCTGGGCGGCGGACCAGTCGACCGTGAAGGTAATGGAGAAGTCGCGCCGCGTGGGCATCTCCTGGGCCGAGGCGGCGGACGACACCCTCTGGGCATCCGAGAAGGGCCAGGGCGAGAAGCGAAACGTCTGGTACGTCGGCTACAACAAGGACATGGCCCAGGAGTTCATCGGCGACTGCGCCAACTGGGCCCGGTCCTATAACCTGGCGGCCTCCGAGATGGAGGAATACGACGAGATCGACCGCGAAGAAATCGAGGGCGTCATCCAGGAAAAGAAGATTCGCTCCTTCCGGATCACCCTGCAGTCGGGCTGGACGATCACGGCCCTGTCTTCGAGGCCCACGAACCTGCGAGGCAAGCAGGGCCGCGTGATCCTCGACGAGGCGGCCTTCCACGACGATCTGGCGGGCCTCATCAAGGCCGCGATGGCGCTTTTGATCTGGGGCGGCCAGGTGCGGATCATCTCGACGCACTTTGGCGACAGCAACGCCTTCAACGAGCTTGTCCAGGACATCCGCAAGGGAAAGAAAAAATACAGCCTGCACCGCGTCGATTTCGACGAGGCCCTTCAAGACGGCCTCTACAGGCGCATCTGCGAGGTCCTGCACCGCGAGTGGAGCCCCGAGGCCGAGGCCAAGTGGCGCCAGGACGTGGTCGACTCCTACGGCGAGGACGCCGACGAGGAGCTCTTCTGCATCCCGAGCCAGGGCACGGGCGCATGGCTTACCCGCGCGCTTATCGAGCAGTGCATGTCCGACGAGATCCCCGTGGTGCGTTACGAGCAGACGCGGGCCTTCGCCGAGCTGCCGGATTCCGTCCGGGAGGCCGAGGTGAAGGACTGGTGCGAGGAAAACCTCAAGGCGATCCTGAAGGGCCTAGACGCCCGGCGGGCCTCCTACTTCGGGGAGGACTTCGGGCGGACGGGCGATCTCTCGGCGATCGTTCCGCTCATCGAGCAGCAGAGCGCAACCTTCCGGGCCCCCTTCATCGTCGAGCTTCGAAACGTCCCCTTCCGGCAGCAGGAGCAGATCCTGTTCTACATCGTGGATCGGCTTCCGCGCTTCCGCTACGGGGCGCTCGATGCCCGGGGCAACGGCCAGTACCTGGCCGAGAGGGCCATGCAGCGATACGGGGCCTCCAGGATCGCCGAGGTGATGCTCACCGAGCCCTGGTACCGCGACAACATGCCCCGCTACAAGGCCGCCTTCGAGGACAAAACGGTCCTGCTCGCCAAGGATGCCGACATCATCGAGGACCACCGGGCCGTGAAGGTGATCCGGGGCGTGGCGCGGCTTCCGGAGGTCAAGGGCAAGGGCAGGGACAACAAACAGCGACACGGGGACGCGGCGATCGCGGGGGCCCTGGCCTGGTTTGCCACCAACGAGTCGGCGGCCGGACCCGTGGAATATGAAACCGTACAGACGCGCCGGTTCCCGGCGCAGGCGGGGGCGTATTGATGGCAACTCTGCTGGATCAGTTCGGGCGCGAGATCGTGGTCGCGAAGAGGCCGGAGACGCGGGAGATCGCCGTCACGACGATCCGCGACCGGTGGTCGTCCTACCCCAGCTCGGGGCTTACCCCGCAGAGGCTCGCGACGATCTTCAAGGAGGCCGACGCCGGCGAGGTCTATCGGCAGGCCGAGCTCTTCGAGGAGATGGAGGAGAAGGACACGCATCTGTACTCGGAGCTTCAGACCCGGAAGAACGCCGTGCACGGCCTGGACTACGACATCCAGCCCTTCTCGGAGTCGGCCGAGGACAAGAGAATCGCGGATTTTGTCGCCGAATGCATTTTTAACCTGGAGCACTTCGACGATGCGCTGCTCGATCTGCTGGATGCGATCGGCAAGGGCTATTCGCTCTGCGAGATCCTCTGGATAACCGACGGTGGCAAGGCCGTCGTCGGGGGCCTCTCCTGGATCCACGCCAAGAAGGCCGTCTTCTACGAGAGGGGAGGCGCCAACATGTGGGCCAAATCGCTCGAGGTCCCGAAGATCCTGACCGAGGCCGAGCCCGTATACGGCGAGACCATGCCCCCCTTCAAAACGATCTATCACCGCTACAAGGCCCGCTCGGGATACGACACGCGGGCGGGCATCCTGCGTGTGTGCTCCTGGATGTACCTCTTCAAGAACTACGCCATGAAGGACTGGGTGGCCTTTGCCGAGGTCTTCGGGATGCCGCTGCGGATCGGCAAGTACGATCCGGGCGCGGACAAAAACGACAAGGACGCCCTCGTTACCGCGATCCGCTCCCTGGGCTCGGACGCCGCGGGGATCATCTCCAAGAACACGGAGATCGAGTTTGTCGAGGCCGCCCAGAAAGGCGGCACGCAGATCCTCTACGAGGTCCTGGCCAACTTCTGCGACAGGCAGATCTCCAAGGCGATCCTCGGCCAGACGGCCACCACCGAGGGCACCCCCGGCAAGCTGGGCAACGAGGACGCCCAGGACAAGGTGCGCCGCGATCTCATCAAGGCCGATTCCGAGAGCCTGGGCAAGACCATCCGCTTCCAGCTGATCCGGCCCCTGGTGGGCTATAACTTCGGCTGGGACACGCCGCTGCCGTGGTTCAAGCTGCTCTTCGAGCCGCCGGAGGACCTCAAGACGCTCTCGGACGTCTATGTGAATCTCAGCAGCATCAATTTCCCGCTCTCGGCCAAGCATGTTTCCGAGCGGTTCAAGGTGCCTCTGCCCGAAAAGGGCGACGAGATCCTCTCGCCCGCGCAAAACCAGGGCGCGGTCGCCCTCAAAAATACCCGCTCAGCGCGGCGTAAGGCCTCAAGGAGCGACGATCTCCCCTTGGGGCGGGTGATTGGCGCCCGAAGCGGCTCAATCGATCCCGGGCCCGATCCGGCCGACCTGCTCGCCGACAAGACGGCAAGGGAAGCCATCACGGTCACCGACGGCCTGATGGACCCCATCCGGCAGCTGGTCGAAAGGGCGACGAGCCTCGAGGAGATCCGCGACGGGATCCTGAAGCTCTACGCGGACCTGAACCCCGAGGATCTGGGCGCATTGATCGCCCGGGCGATGACGCTGGCCGACCTGGCGGGCCGGGCCGAGGTGCTCGATGAAGCCTGACGCGATCGTCGATCCGGCCGTATTCGATCTGCCTTTCGACGAGGCCATCGAGTTTTTCCGCCGCAAGCTCAACGTCCCGACCTTGAAGTGGGACGATCTCTGGAGGGGCGAGCACGCGAAGGGCTTCATGGTGGCCGGGGCCTACCGGGACGATCTGCTGGGGGATTTCCGGGAGGCCGTCGACAAGGCAATATCGCAGGGGGCGACCCTGGAGGACTTCCGGAAAGACTTCGACGCGATCGTGAGGCGCTACGGCTGGAGCTACCACGGGACGCGCAACTGGCGATCGGAGCTCATCTACTCGACCAACATCCGGACGGCCTATGCCGCGGGCAGGTGGCAGCAGATGACGGACCCGGACGTCCTCGCGCAGAGGCCCTACTGGATTTACAAGCACGGCGACAGCCGCGTGCCGAGGCCCGAGCACCTGGCCTGGCACAACCTCGTGCTCCCGGCCGACGACCCCTGGTGGAAGACGCATTATCCGCCCAACGGCTGGGGCTGCAAGTGCCGGGTCTTCTCCGTGGGATCCCGGGACCTGGCACGCATGGGAAAGTCGGGGCCCGACGAGGCGCCGGACTCCCCCATCGACCCGAAAACGGGCGCGCCCGTCGGGATCGACAGGGGCTGGGACTACAACGTGGGCGAGGCCTACCTGGAGCGGCAGCGATGAACATCTCTGTCAGGGTAGACGACGGCGGGACGAAGGCCTACATCGCGGCCGTCGAGGGGCGGCTGAGAAACATGGTCCCCGCGCTCAAGCAGATCGGCGAGCACATGCTGCTGGCCACCGAGGGCCGCTTCGCAAAGGAGCAATCGCCCGACGGCGTGAAATGGGCGCCGCTTGCGCCCTCGACGCTCAAGCGCAAGAAGGGCCCGAAGATCCTGACGGAGAAGGGTCATCTTCGAGGCGAGATCCGCTGGCAGCTCATGGGCGCAAATGCCGTGGCGATCGGCACGGACAGTCGCTACGGGCGCATTCACCAGCTCGGCGGCACGATCACCCAGGGAGCAAGAAGCGAGCTGTTCACGAGAAACCGCCGCAAGAGCGGGGCCTTCAAGAAGGGCACGAAAGAAGGCCGGGGCTTTACGTTCGGGGAACGCAAGATCGCGATCCCCGCCCGCCCCTACCTCGGGATCTCGAAGGCCGACGGCGAGGAGATCGCCGCGATCGTCATGGACAACATCCTGGCCGGCGGCCGGGCGAAAGGGAGGCGACAGGCATGAAGAAACAGATCCTCGCGATCCTGAAGGAGATGGCCGGCGGCGTGCCGGAGGAGTTCCAGCTTCTGCCTTACGGGACGATAGCGATCGAGGGCGAGCCCCCGGCGCAGCTCACCGACGAGGCCGCGCAGTCGATCCTCAAGGCATTCGAGAGGCGCGGAAACGACCTGGTAATCGACTACGAGCACCAGACCCTGAAGGACGTCGAGGCCCCGGCGGCGGGATGGATCAAGCAGCTCGTCTGGCGCGGCATGGAGGGGCTCTGGGCAAAAGTGGAATGGACGGAGCGGGCGAAGAAATATCTCGAATCGCGCGAATACCGCTACTTCTCCCCGGTGTTTTTTGTCAACGCCAGGGACCGCACCGTGGCGAAGATCGAGCATGTGGCCCTGACCAACTATCCCAAACTCAACAACCTCAAGCCGATCATGGCCAAGAGTGGCCTCGGACAATACAGAACAGAGGAGGACGACATGGACAAACTGAAGAAGTTGCTGGGGCTGGCGGCCGACGCGGCCGAGGAGAAGATCTCCGAGGCCGTCGAGCTGCTCGTCAACAAGTGCCGGGACCTCGAGGGGAAACAGGCTGCCGTAGCCTGCAAGGAGCTCCTGGAGGCCCTGGGGGCGAAAGCGGACGCGGGAAAGGACGAGGTGCTCCGGATCGTGGCCGGCATGAAGACGCCCGCCACCGTGGCAATCGAGCTCAGCCAGGAGGTGGCGAGGCTCAAGACGAAGATCTCCGAGATGGAGCAGCAAGACCTCGTCCAGCTCGCGCTCAAGGAGGGCAAGACGAGCCCCGAGGAGCTCGACAAGTGGGGCAGGGATCTGGCCCTGAAGAGCCCCGAGCAGTTCAGGCTCATCGTGCTTTCGCGGCCCGCGGGAAGCGTGATCCCGGTCTCGGAAATCCTGATTGCCAAGGATCAGACAGGCGCAGTCACGGACGAGGTCCAGCAGCAGGTAAACCGGATGATGGGCGTCTCGGAGGAGACGTTCAAGAAATACAACAAATAAACCAGCGCCCCGGCGTCTGCCCATCGCGGGAGCCCGGGATCAAGGAGGAAAATCATGACCTTAGCAGCCGACAAAGCATACGAATACACGCCGGGCGTGGAAGTCCCCATTCCGGTGATCAACGCGGACATCATCTACGGCGGGGCGCTGGTGTGCGTCAACGCCGCCGGCTACGCCGTGCCGGGCTCCGACACGGCGGGGCTCATCTTCATGGGCGTGGCGAATGCCCGGGCGGACAACTCCTCGGGGGCGCTCGGGGCGATCAGCGTTCCCGTCCGCAGGCGAGGACTCTTCAAGATGACCCTGGCGACCGCCATCACCATCGCCAACGTGGGCGACGAGGTGTTCCTGGTCGATGACGAATCGGTCGACCTGACGGCCAACGTCACCCACAAGATCTTCTGCGGGATCATCGCCGCCTACATCGACACGACCCACGCCTGGGTGGACATCGAGCCCGCGATCCGCCAGGCCGACGTTACGACCCATATCGCCGATACCAGCGCCGCCCACAGCGCCTCGGCGATCTCCATCGCCGACGACGGCACGTTCACCGCGGAGACCACGGTGGAGGCCGCCCTGCAGGAGATCTACCAGGGCCTGCTCACCGCCAAGGGAATCATCCCCATCCCGACGCCGGTGTTTACCTCCGCCGGCGTTGCCCTGGCGGCCTTTCAGGACGCCGAATCCGGCACCGGCGGCTACTGCGTGACGGCCAAGGGGCTGGGCATCCGCTTCAACAACCACGCCACCCCGGGCCCCGCGGTCGCATCCAAGGTCATGGTCCCGCCCGACGCGGATGTCACGGCCGACATGGTGCTCCACATCCTGGCGGCCAAGACGGGGGCGACGATAGGGGATGCCACCAAGTTCACCGTCGCGGCCTACAACAACGTGGTCGGCGATGCCTACGATGCCGACGGCAGCTTCGGCGGCGACACGGGCGCCATGACGGGCGACGCCACGGCGAAGGACGTCCAGGAAGTGACGCTGACTCTCGCGTTGGCCAATCTCGCCGCCTACCCGGCGGCCATCGAGCTGACCATCAAGCCCAAGGACGGGACGCTCGGCACCGACGACGTCATCATGCTGGCCGCCTGGATCGAGTACCAGAAGAAGATCCTGACGGCGTAACCCCGGGATAAACGGACAACGGCCGCGGGGCGGCCGGGAAGGGCCCGCCCCCGCGGAGACCGAACCATAAAAAAACAGCAGGAGGAAAACCCATGTTAGTGAATAAAGCGACCATAGCAGCGGTCTTTCTCACCCTGAAGACCACGTTCAACAACGCCTTCGACGCCGCCCCCAGCCAGTGGCAGGAAACGGCCATGCTGGTCCCGAGCGGCTCCAGCCAGAACGACTACACCTGGCTCTCCAAGTTCCCGAGGATGAGAAAGTGGATCGGGGACAAGACCATCAAGATGCTCGAGGCCTTCAAGTACACCGTCGTCAACGATGACTTCGAGGCAACCGTGGAGGTGGACCGCAACGACATCGAGGATGACAACCTCGGCATCTACGCCCCCCAGGCGAAGATGGCGGGGTTCAGCGCCAAGCAGCTCCCCGA